AAGTTTCTTACGGAACAAGGAACTTGAGAGACTAAAGAATAAGTAAAATATAAATCTTGGTGCGACACTCTGTCGCACCTGGAATAGTAGACATTATAGGACAATAGTTTAGATTGAATTTATTAATAACTCAACGAAAGGAAATAATATGACGTTTAATATATACTACAAAGACCTTAAACACTTTGATGAAAAAACAAATAAATTTACAACATCAGATGGTTTAGCTTTAATTGAGAAAGAGAATAACGCAGAAAGAAAACAAGCCAATGATTTAGGTTGGTTGTTGATGTACTGTTCAATGGATGAAATCACGCAGGATAATATTGAAGAGATATTATTCAGAATGAACTTTCACGATAAGGTTCACGGTTCAGCATTTTTGAATGGTGACAATTCGTTGGCACAGGTTCGTAGAAAGTTGATAGAGTTTATCGGACTAAGAACTAACTTTGGCAAGGAACATACGAGACATAGGTTCATTGTTAATGTTGCTCGAACTTTGGCTAGTGATGTCGGATATAAATTAACTAAAGACCTTTGCGGTATTAATAAGGTTCAATAAAGTTCGTTGAGGAACTAGGGTGTGATACGTTGTCACACCCTGCGTCAATATGTCCTGCGTCAATATGTCCTGCGTCAATATGTCGCAGCAGAGAAGAGCATGTGGGCGGGACCCACCCGAAGAGAGTATAGAGGTACCAGACCGATCTGGAAATTCGAACTTTCTTAAAAGGGGGGAAGGGGTTAAAACAAAAACAGGGAACCTAAAATCTTCTCTATAATCTTGCTTTTGTATAGTCATTCATGTTAAATACTTGTCAAGTTACATAATTAACATTATGCTAGATATAAAAAAAATAAATAAAATTACTGACCCAAAAGTAAGAAGACAATTAAAATTAGATATTTTAACTAGTATAGCTAAAAAAAAAGATACCCATCTCAGATCAGATTTTTTAAGTTTTGTAAAACACATTTGGCCTGACTTTATAGAAGGGTCCCATCACATAAAGGTATCAGATGCATTTAATAGATTACAAACAGGAGAAAATAAAAGATTAATTATAAACATGCCCCCCAGGCATACTAAATCTGAATTTGCTTCCTATTTTTTACCCGCTTGGATGATTGGAAATAATTCAAAATTAAAAATAATTCAAGCAACCCATACAGCAGAACTTGCAATTAGATTTGGTAGAAAAACAAAAACACTAATTGATAGTGAAGAGTATCAAAAATTATTTAAAACTAGATTAAGAGAAGATTCTAAAGCAGCGGGAAGATGGGAAACTGATCAAGGTGGAGAATATTTTGCTGTGGGTGTTGAAGGTGCGGTAACAGGTAGGGGTGCAGATTTATTAATTATAGATGATCCCCATTCTGAGCAAGATGTTAATTCACCTAATGCTTTTGATAAAGCATATGAATGGTACACATCTGGACCACGACAACGTTTACAACCTGGCGGAAGAATTGTTTTGGTAATGACAAGATGGAGTACAAAAGATTTAACAGCTCAGTTAATAAATGCTGCAGCCAAAGAAGTAAAAGCAGATCAATGGGAAGTAATAGAATTTCCTGCAATACTTCCTAACAATGAACCTGTGTGGCCTGAGTATTGGAATCTTGAAGAATTAGAAGCTGTTAAAGCTTCTGCAGGTATTGCAAAATGGAATGCACAGTATATGCAAAACCCAACTTCAGAAGAAGGTGCAATTTTAAAAAGGGAATGGTGGAAAGATTGGGATAAAGATTATATGCCAACTTTAGAACATATTATTCAATCTTATGATACTGCCTTCATGAAAAAAGAAACAGCTGATTATTCTGCAATTACAACGTGGGGTGTGTTTCGTTTAAATGAGGATTCACCTCAACAAATAATTTTACTAGACTCATTAAAAAGAAGGCTAGAGTTTCCTGAGTTAAGAAGAGTTGCAAAAGAACAATATGACTATTGGCAACCTGAGACAGTATTAGTAGAAGCAAAAGCTTCAGGACTTCCTTTAACCTATGAACTTAGACAAATGGGTATACCTGTTGTTAATTTTACTCCAAGTAAAGGAAATGATAAACACACTCGTGTAAACGCAGTAGCCCCTTTATTTGAGTCTGGATCTGTTTGGGCACCTAAAGATAAAACGTTTGCTCAAGAAGTTATTGAGGAATGTGCTGCTTTCCCTTATGGAGATCATGATGACTTAGTAGATAGTACAACTCAAGCTCTTTTAAGATTTAGACAAGGAGGCTTGATTCAACATCCAGAAGACTATATAGATGAAACAAAACCTAAAATTCAAAGAAGTTATTATTGGTAATGAAAAAACTTACAACAACTGTTCCTCCAAAAAGAGGGCCTAATCCACAGGGCTTGAATGTTCCTGTAAAACAAGTTAAGACTGTAAAATTGGAGAAAAATAATGGCAACAGACAAATCACTTCCAAACGAAGTTAGTACTTCTATTGAGATAGAAGGACCAGAATCTTCGGTTGAAGAAAATATAGAATTACAAGAAACTTTACCTGATCAAGGTGAGACTGAAATTACTCCCACAGAAGACGGTGGAGTTGAAATAGACTTTGAACCAGGAGCCTTCAACCAGGCACAAAGCCAAAATCATTATGATAACTTGGCTGAGATACTACCAGAGGAAACATTGGCGCCTCTTGGTTCGGAACTTTCTTCTAACTACGAAGAATATAAATCTTCTAGATCAGATTGGGAAAGAGCCATTACTCAAGGACTAGATTTATTAGGATTTAAATACGAACAAAAAACAGAACCTTTTCAAGGAGCCAGCGGTGCAACACATCCTGTTCTTGCAGAAGCCGTTACACAATTTCAATCTTTAGCTTACAAAGAATTATTACCAGCAAGTGGTCCTATAAGAACTCAAATACTTGGAGCACCCACTCCAGAAAAAGAACAACAATCTGAACGTGTTAAACAATTTATGAATTATCAAATTATGGATGTCATGAAAGAATATGAACCTGAGTTTGATCAAATGTTATTTTATCTACCTTTACAAGGATCAGCTTTTAAAAAAGTTTACTATGATGAATTATTAGGTAGAGCAGTTTCTAAATTTGTTCCTGCTGATGATTTAATTGTACCTTACTCAGCTTCTTCTTTAGAAGATGCAGATGCTATTGTGCATAGAGTTAAAACATCTGAGAATGATTTAAGAAAACAACAAGTAACAGGTTTCTATAGAGACATAGAATTAAAACCTGGTTATGACAATGAAACAGATTTACAAAAAAAAGAAAATGAAATTGAAGGAATAACAAAAGGCAGAGGAGAAGATGTATTTACATTACTTGAATGTCATGTTAATTTAGACCTTGAGGGTTTTGAAGATCGCACTCCCGAAGGGGAACTAACAGGAATTAAACTTCCTTATATTGTAACGATTGAAGAAAACTCTCGATCTATTTTATCTATCAGAAGAAACTACGAAGTAGGAGATGAATTACGTAAAAAAATATCTTACTTTGTTCACTTTAAATTTTTACCAGGCTTAGGTTTTTATGGTTTTGGTTTAATCCATATGATTGGTGGTTTGTCTCGTACAGCAACTGCTGCTTTAAGATCATTACTAGATGCTGGAACATTATCTAATTTACCAGCTGGGTTTAAACAAAGAGGTATAAGAATCAGGGATGATGCTCAAAGTATTCAACCTGGAGAATTTAGAGATGTAGATGCACCTGGTGGAAACATTAAAGATGCTTTCATGACTCTTCCGTTCAAAGAGCCATCTCAAACACTATTACAACTTATGGGTGTCGTAGTACAAGCTGGCCAGCGTTTTGCTTCAATAGCTGACACGCAAGTAGGAGAGGGTAATCAACAAGCCGCAGTGGGTACGACAATTGCGTTACTTGAAAGAGGAAGTAGAACAATGTCTGCTATCCATAAAAGACTTTACAATTCTTTAAAAAACGAATTTTCTTTATTAGCTAGAGTATTTAAATTATATTTACCAAAAGAATATCCATACGATGTTGTGGGTGCATCAAAAGCTGTTAAGCAAACAGACTT